CGGCACCGCATAGCCGCACAGACCACTGCGGTACTGGAAGCGGCAGAAGGTGCGGTGCAGACGCTGCCTCGGGAATGAGTCGTTGTAGACCGACAGGTCATCAAGCTTGAACAGCACCGAGTCGCCCGTGACGGAGCACTGCACCACTCGGAAGTCCTGCTCGACGATGGCCGATTCGGTCGCCGCTGCAGCATCTCGGGTCGTGCACATGATGCGGGCACGCTGGCCGATCAGCCCGTCGTAGCTTTCGATGTGAGGCAGAACTTCGCGGGTGACGTTGCTCACCGTGAGGCTCACGCTCCGCGTATCCCCTGCCGTGTTCTCGACCGTCTTCGCGTGAGTAATCGGGAAGGGGTAGTACACGTTCCCACGGAAGGTCACCTGCTGCGAAGAAGAGACCGCGCGGAACCGCGTCGGCGTCGGCGTCGGGATGGTGATCTCGTACAGCCACAGCCACTGAACGCCGCTGGCGAGGGTGTTCTTCTCTTGGAACAGAGAGAGGGGGATGTCGGGCTTAGGGCTCATTGGATCGAGTCCACCAGCACGAAGCTGCAGTTGTAGATCTGAGGTCCGACCATCTCGATCTTCAGGGAGTCACGAGCAAAGAACACAGGGATCGACTCCTTCCCAAGAGTCGTTTCCTGCAAGATGTCACAGTCGAAGAAGAACGTCTCCCCAGCCCTCTGCCGCGCAGAGTAGAAGTTGCTAAAGTTGTCGATGACCTCCTTCGACACGGAAGAGATCGAGACGCTGTAGCGGCGGCGGTCGTTGGCGTCGGTGCTGTATGTGTAGCGGTGACCGGACTCAAAGTTCCCGCCAGAAACTCCGCGCTGGGAAGTGACCTGGATCTCGGTGTCCACGTCATCGTAGAAGCTCGATCCAAACGCCAGAGCACCGCCCGAAGCGTTGAGGTAGGTCGTCGGAGTCGGCTCGCCAGCGAGCACCAGCGAGGCAAGGGCATCATCGTCGATGCTGAAGTCCGGGTCATCCGCGACATCGCCCTCCTGCCACGACTGAAACTGAGCCGGGTTCCAAGAGGTGCCAGACGAGTTCACAGAGGAGTTGAGGCTCCAGAAGGTGAAGCACTCCTGCTCGCCCGTGGTGTACACCGGAGATATGTCAGAGACCTCGTAAGGCGACACGGTCGAGCTAACGAGATCGGCGTTAGTGTCGTCAAGCTCAATCGGCACGCCGTCAAACTCAACGTAGTACTTGGACGGAGAATTGGGGGAGCTTGCGTTGGCGTCTAGCTCCACGCGGAAGTCCAGTGTGTGATACGCGCCGTCGTAAATGTTCGGTGCCGAAGCGATGTCCGCAAGAAGGTAGGTCTTGCTGGCAACCCGATTGCCGACAGAGGCAGGTGCGATGTACTGGTTCCGCCCGGTCCACACTCGCTCATAGATCGCGATGCGGAAGAACGTCATCGAGCCATCCCCGTCTGTAGACCAGTAGGCCACAGCGCCGAGACCACTGTTGGTCTGATAGGCGTTGAAGTAGCCACGAGCCCAGACGCCGACCTCAAAGGAGTTGATTGAGTCCGGCGGCGAGCCAAGCGCGCCGGGGTTGTCCTGCGGCGGCTTGAAAGAGATCGAACGGCGATGGTTGTACAGCCGCGTCTGCGGGAACGTGTCCACCATCGTGCGGAACATCCCATCCGGCGTATAGTCCGTTCCGACCGGAGACGTGAGGTCGTAGCCGTAGAGGAACTTGATGTGGTCTTGGCCGTAGCTGGTGTAATCCAGCGGAAGCTCATTGCACCAAGCCGAACGCCTTACTTGGCGATCGTCATTGCTCGGCCAAGTGTATTGAGCGTCGTAGTCGAGCGTGAAGCGGCCAAGCCGCTGCGGGCCGTAATCTCCGAACTGGTTCTCGATCGTCCGAATCGATCCCGGCTGGCCCACTGGTGCGCCCGGCACAGATCGAGTCCAGTTGTCGTAGTAGGTGCGCCCCGCCGTAGACGTGTTCAGCACCTCAAGGGAGACGACGGACTCGACGGCCTGCACGATGACCTGACCGCTGGCGAAAGTCCGGTCGCTCACATCCTGGGACCTGTCTCGCCCCATAGACCATCCAAAGGTCCGGTCAATGTAAGACACGATCCGGTCAGAGGCCGTGTGCTCTACGATGCCCGTAGAGGTCGTCACCGTCACATCGGTTCCAGCGGTGACCGTGGCGGTTCCGCTTGCGAACTCATCGTCCTTGAAGCACTGCACCTCCGCCACGTCCCCGTTGTGAGGAGTGCTGTAGGCACCGATGTAGCACTTGATCTCAACGCTGCTCGCCGCGTTCTCGACCTCGACCTTGAGGTGATAGGGCTGGCCGAACTTGATTCGCGACACGCCTCCGGCAATCGTCTGCTTGGCAAGGCGGACGGCTGAGTCTCCTCCGGTCGTGTGCTTGATCTGCCACAGTTCTAGATCAAGGTCCACCGCCTCGGTGCTAGCGTTGGGTGTCGGGTACGCGCAAAAGGCGTAGGCATCAAAACCCCCGACAGCAAACTCACTCTGCCCCAGGTTCGCGGACACCGCCGTGATGCGCTCAGGGTCACCAGCACCAACTCGAAAGAAAACGGAGTTGCCGTTCCAGAGCGCGTGCAAACCCGTCATGCCCTGATTCCCGCGCGCAACAGCAAACAGGGTCCCGAGGGTGCCGCCCTGCAAGCCCGCCGTGGTTCCTCCAGCGTCCTTGGAGCTAGTGGGAAGACCCACGTCCTCCGTGGCGTCGTTGGTCGGGAAGCTGATCGAGTACACGCCACTGGCACCGCCACTGCGCTCGGTCACGCTGCTACCAAGCTGCCCGCCTCCGGCGTCGGCCAACGCGAACTTGACCTTGTAGGTGTTGTCGTCGTTGGCAATGGCGTCTTCCTCGCGGCACAGGAACGCGCGCTGCGAAGACTGTGATGTGCCAGAGACATCCGTGCACATCGCTCCGGGCAGAGGCGACACAAGATGGCTCGTGTAGATCTGACCCGTGGAGATGGACTCCAGGGGCTCACCCGACAGATAGGGGCAGTCCGGGGCCGTGCCCGAGGTTAGGTCGTGATTGGGCTGGTAGTTGACGTACTGCTGCCACCAGGGCCCCCAGATCTTGTCAGAGGACGCCGGGTTGTTAGACCAGTCCGGCGACGAGAAGCTCTCGCCCTTGGGCAGCACTACAGAAGTCATCCCATCCGTCCCCTAAACGCGCGGTCCTCCATGACGGCCTGCATGATCATGCTCTTGATCTGGTCTTCCTGGCCTTGGATGACGCGGGTGACATCCTTGCTATCGAAAGCTTGGATCTGGAAGTTCACGCTCACCGGGCGCGCGTCCTGCTGCCCGGTCATCTGCACGGGGATGCTGCGGCCATCGGGCAGAGGCACAACAGCTTCGTTGTATTGCCCCTCGCCGATGAGCGCCACGTGGGGCTCGTTGACGATAGGGCCGCCAGTGGCGTAGCCACGCACGGGGGTCATACGGCCAAGGCCCTCGACGACGCCGCCAGTAGCAAAGCCTTTGACCGGGACCAGTTCGCCAAGGCCGCCTTCATTGACGCCGCCCATCGCCTGAGCAGCAACGTTTGCGCCGCCCATCATGACCCCTACGGGGATGCCGAGCGACTGAAGCATCAGCGAGACGCCGTACATCATCAGCATCTGCATCGTCATCTGCAGCAGGCCCTTGATGAAGTTGGCCGCGAACTCCTTCCAGGCCTCGCTGCTGTCCTTGCTGCCGTCCATGACGCCAACGAACATGTCAGCAAGCCCGCCCGTCAGGGCTTGAAGCTGGTTCGCGACAAGGTCGCCAGCGATTTGGCCGATGTTGCTGAACTGGGTGGCAAGGTTCTGCAGCGAACCACGGAAGGCATTGCCCGCCGCAGACCCCTGGCCCTGAGCCGTGACGTAGTCTCGAATCCGATCGTTCAACTCAGACTGGGCCATGGCCTGATCCCGCAGCAGGTCGATCTTCATCTGCATCTGCGCGATCTCCTCTTCGCTGTAGACGCTGACCTCGTCGGGCCCCATGTCCTGCATCATCATGGAGGCGGCATCAAGCTGGGCCTGCGCGTTCACCAGAAGCATCTCAAGCTGCTCTGCGCCCATGATGATCGCGTCGTTCATACTCAGCGCCTGAGCCGTGGCAAGGCTGCCGGACTCCACAAACTTCCGAGAAGCTTCCAGAGCGCGCTGCGCCGCACGCTCGGCGGCCTCGGCCTTACGCTCCTCTGCTTCGATTGCGCGCTGGGCAGCCTGCTCGCGTGCCTGCTGCTCACGCTGGATAGACTCCTCAATCGACTGAAGCTTGTTGGCC